CTATCTATACTCATAATTCAGTCCTATGGATTCCTTAATCTTCTACGCATAGCTAGAACAGCTAGTGCTAATCTTTTCTTTTTACTTAACTTTGCCATTCATCACCTCCGTGCTTAACTTAATAGAGAAGTCCCCCGTTAGGAGGACCTCTGTGGTTAAATTAAGAAGATAATTCTTGAATTGAACCTGGTCTAGTGACCTTAGTACCATACACAGTATCTGCAGTGAATAGGTCAGCAAGTTTCTCTTGCTTGTACTGAGTTTGTGTACGAACTGATTGCTGTGTAGCAAGTACTGTAGAATCCTTATGGAATAGGAATGCTTTTTCAGTAGCACCTGTACCAACTTGAGTTGACATATATACAGGGATACCATAAATCATACCAATTCTACCAGTCTTGATTGCATTACCATCACCGATGAACTGTTGCTCAGTGAATCTGTCAGTTGACATTAGAGCAGTCATACAAGATGGAGTAACAATTAGAGACCTGTCAGAAACAGGAACATCAGCATCGTTAAGAACTTCAATAGCTTGAAGGATTGAAGCATCCCAATCAGTTACTGAACTAATAACTGCATTACCACCAGTTAGTGCAGAAGCACCATCTAGAGCAGTAACGACAGCAGAGTCTACATTACGAGCTAGAGCGTAACCAGCATCATCAGTGTAGAAGCGTCTCATTGAATTAAGGGCTTGTAACTCAGCGATATCTTCGATGTACATTGACCATTCATAATGTTGGTCGATAACAACTGAGATATCAGCCGCTGTATCTGTGATTGCAGTTACATCTGAACCAGCAACTTTAGCGTTAGCATCATTTCTGCCAGGGTTAGGGATGTGAATAGTGTCACCTTTCTTGCCTTGATGATTTAGATTCTTGACAAGGTTGGCAACTACTAGGTTTGCTTTATAAGTAGCGATAACTTCGTCCGACCAAATTTCGGGGATGAAATTAGCTACTGTAGTAGTAGTCATATTAGCCATTTTATTTACTCCTTATGAATATATAGCTTTATTATTTAACTCTACCCTCAGAATAAGCCTTAAAGATTTCATCTTGCATAGACTCATATCTTTGAGGGTCTCTCATTTTTAGATTTATTAGGTCAGCTCGTTTAAATATCTTGCCTCCCCCAGAAGAAACCCCAGACCTAGATTCACTTGCACCTGCCTTAAGAGCTGCTTTTCTATCAGCCTCGGCTTGTTCATTAACTTCTTGCGTCTTATTAATCATTGCTCTATCTTTCCAGGTAGATAATAATTCGTTAGCTGCATCAAAGTTATAAGCATCTGCCGCTTGAAACATTTGCATACGAATAGGACTTTCTTTTACCCAATCTTGGAATTTAGCATCTTTTACTATACTCCCGTAATCAGGATGAGCCTCTTGGAGTCTAGAACGAGCAGCTGTTTGTGACTGCTGTGCTTGAAACTGTTGAAACTCTTTAAACTTAGGGTGATTTTCTATTGCTCGATTTACCGCTCCATCGGGGTCTTCAAAGAAATCAAAATCTTCTGTTTTTTCTGTATTTTTGTTATTTGCTTGTAGATTTTGCTGTTGGTTAGTATTGAGTTGTGCTTGCAAGAAACTGTCTGATAGTTTTCTGAGTTCACCTATTTCCTGTGATTTTCTACCTAGTTCTTTCTCTAGGTTCTCATAACTATTAATAACATCTTCCAATGATTTACCAGCAAACTTATCAGGTACTTTAGATTCTTCTGTAACTTCAGTTTCTGCCGTAGCTTCTACTGTTTCAGTCACTTCAGATGTTGTATCTTCTGATGTTGTGTCTGTTATTGATGAATCAACTGCACTGCTCTCTTCTGCAGCGTCTACTACTATACTTGTCATAATTGTACTCCGTCCGTTAGGATTATGGATTATAAAATGGCAGAGCTAGTTATAACTCTAGTTCTTCTGCCGCCTGTCGTGTTGTGTTTTCTAGTCCAATAATCTGTCTTAGAATCGACAACTGACCTCTAGCGAACCAAAGGTCTTTTTCACTTTCCACACTATCTAATTGATTAGTTAAGTCTTCGAGATTCTTTAGTTCTTTAACTAAGTCTCTCCAACCATCCTGTTCAAATAAATTTAGTCTATTGTGGTAAAACTCTTTGTCTTCTTGCGTTAGCATAATTTAATGCTGTCTCTGATTTTAGATGTTCTACTTCTGGAACATTTCTATTAGTTTCTGATTGAATATTATCCATCTCAGCTAAATCTTTTTGTAATTTAACTAATCTTTCTTGGATATCCATATCACTAGGTTGTTTAACACCAGCTTCAGCTGCATTCAACATTGCCTTAGTCTGTTCTTCTTGTGCTTCAGCTAATGTCTTCTGGATATCAGCTTTCATCTGCTCCATCTCTAATTGATGATGGAATTGTTGCATCTTCTGTGCTTCAGGATTAGGTTTTAGTCCTTGTAGAAGAGCATTAACAATTTGGTCCCTATTATGGATACTAGAATTCTGGAAGATTGCTAACAATAAGATGTTGAAAGCAGGAGAGTCTTTCGGAACTGACTGCATCATAGAGACCATTTGTTGCATCTCTAATTCTTTAGCCATAATACCCATAGTAGAGAAAGGAACGAACTTATAATCGACTACTGGATATCTATCCACATCGAATTGTATCTTTCTCCATAGTGACTTATTAATCATAGGGATTAAAAAAGTATTCTGGAAATTCATTAACGTACGTTTCTGACGTTTAATAGAAGCTGACTGCATCATAGACATACCAGCTGAAGTAGCTCTATCAGGTACGTTAGATACATCTGCTG